TCCTACGTTTGATTGAGGTACGTTGTTACTCATCATTACAGGAATACCTGCAACCATTTGTACACGACCTGATGCAAACGAACCATTACCCTGTGGGTTAAAGTCGGTGTCGATTGTTCTAGTTGCTGATTCAGCTAACTTGTAGTATTCAGCAGGTGGTAGTACACAGAATCTATCTGTTGGAGGGATGTCTCTCTCATCAAATGTCTGTGCAATGTCATAAATAGCTGCTGCTATCTCATCACCTGTGACGTTTGCTGATGCAGTATTACCAGAAGCAAGAGTTAGAACAACACCACCATTACCACCACTAAGGTTAGTAGAAGCTCTGGAAGCATTAGCAATTACCTTTGCTACGTTCTGATCGTATGTACGAGCAAGTGCCTTACCAAGTTCAGAAGAATAAGTTTGACGAACATCATAGTGGTTCTTCATTTCATCAAGCGAACTGATGAAAGCCTGTGAAATTAGTAGATCGTCAATGCTTATGATTTTCTCATTAGCCTTGATTTGGTTTGCTCCAACCAAAGGAGTACCAACTGTGTGATACGCAGCAGTTGCAGTACCTAATACTGGAAACTGTGCTGATTTTCCGTTAGCGATTGTTCTAACGGTGTGCATTGCTTCGTTGAAAATATTGTTCTCAGCAAAGGCTGTTAGTACCTCGCCAGAAAATACTTTTAAAAACAACGCATCAAAGGAAGTACCTGTATTGTTGACAAGTCCAAGCCTTGATACAGTAGCGTTAGCCATTTTTTTGTTTAAAAATTAAATTAGTAACATGGGTTTTCACCTTGTCACAAGCGTTATCTGACGTATCAGGCACTTGCTACCCTATAGAGTAGAAAACTTAGTTGAATTATAACAAAAACTTATATAAGGTAAAGTAAATCGTTATTTTAGTTATGCGTCTTTCTAAAAATCAAAAAAAATTAGATAAAAACAAAGATGGTAAATTATCTGCAAAAGATTTTGCGTTATTAAGAAGCAAGAAAAAGAAAACTACAAAACGTAAAACACTATAATGGATATACCTGAGATTGATCTACCTGATACGGATTATATCTTAGTACCACCTAAAACAATTTTTTATCCCCCGATAGTGGAAGAACCTTATCTAGATCCTCTACTTCTTCCAAGTCTGGAACAGGTAGAGTCGGGGTTGGGAGGTCAGGAATCTTCTGCTGAAGAAGAAAAAGCATCTTCAAAGGAGGGAGAGTTAGA